AAGTGCAGGACCTACACCACAATTTACAATACCATCTACTACAACAGGTGCTGGTGAGGATATAGATATTACAGGTGCACAGTCTAATCAAGCACCAACAATACAAGCCTATGTAATTGCAAGTGATGTAACATCAGCACAACAGGCAAATCAACAGATAGAAAACCTTTCAAGATTATGATTGACGAAAAAATAGATAAGATAGTTGAATTAGATATAAGTGACGACGAATTGGATGAGGAGTTGTTTGATGAAATGGGTGTTGATATAATATCCTTTGTAGACCAACCAGCAATTCAAACAGACTTCTTATATTTTAATGAACAATTCGTAATGATTGATGGTGTAATGGCATACCACACAATAGAACAAGCACAAAAAGCAGCTGAAGAAATGGGTTGTGAAGGTTATCACGAACACGAATACGAAGGGGAAACCTATTATATGCCTTGTGAAACACACGAAGAAAACTTTGAAACTTATAATGACTATCCTCAATCTGCAAGAAATAACGCATGTAGAGCTGTAGAATTTGCTGAAGAAAATGGATGGGGTAGTTGTGGTGAAGCAACCGGTAAACGTAGAGCAAGTCAGTTATGTAACGGTGAGAATATCAGTAGAGATACAATTGCAAGAATGGCTTCATTTGCAAGACATAGACAACACTCAGAAGGTCCTCTTAGTGAATGTGGTCCGTTGATGTGGGCCGCATGGGGAGGAAGTAGTGGTGTTAATTGGGCACAGTCTAAATTAGAAGAGTTAGAGTTAGATAGTCACAATTGTAAGTATGGTAAGAAAGCTAACGGTAAATGTAAGAAAGCACCTCAAGGTTATTCAGAAGAAGAGAAGTTAGCTATCATAGAGTTTGCTGATGGTGACGTTGTAACAGCTATTAGGTCATTAGATATATTGAAAAGATTAACCATCAAAAAAGATAACCCACCTGAAACTTATTGGAAGTATACAGGACCTAACGCTCAAAGAGACTTCTGTAGAGCAATGATGAGGTTATCTAATGCCGGTAAGATGTTCTCAACCGATGAGGTAAACAGAATGAGTTCTTTGAATAGTGACTTTGGACCAAGAGGTAGTTCACCTTATTCTAAACTAAGTTGGAAAGGAGGACCTAACTGTACTCATTATTGGACCAAATTAGAGGTGTTTAAAGGAGATACGGGGACTAAGGTAATCATTGCATCAAACACACCATCTAATCGTAATGAGAACAATGCAATGAAGTCTAACAATAGAAATAAACCAGCACCTCAAGGTTCAACTAAGAATAACGCATATCTTAAAAAACCTAAGAGTTGGAACTTTAGTTATGACGATGAAAAGAGAATTGTGACAGGACCTGTTATGATACCTAATAAGATGATATTACGTAGAGATGAGGAAGGTAATCCATTCTACATTTATTTTACAAAGGACACCATTAGAAAGATGTCTGAGAAGTTCTTTGCAAAGAATAAACACAACAATACTGATATCAACCACGATGAGAATATTACAACAGAGAATACCTTAATCGAGAGTTGGATTAGTGAAAGTATAAAACATGACAAAAGTTACAAATACGGATTCGCGTTACCCGAAGGTACATGGTATGTTAGTTATAAAATCAATGATGATGAAACGTGGAACCTTATCAAAGAAGGAGAACTTAGAGGATTTAGTTTGGCTGGCGGATTTATTCAAAAGATGAAACCCATCGACCCTGAAGCAAAGTTAAACGATATTAAGGATATTTTAAAACAAGTTAAATAATGTTAAGACAGATTATCAATGATAAAGTCATACTGTTAAACAGTGGGGCTTTGACAGTATCATTCTTAAATGTGGAGATGGTATTAAAATTACTATTATTATCAGTATCCATAATTTATACGATAATTCGTATATATAAGGAAATCTGTAAAAGAAATGACGAAAAATAACGTTTTTATATTTAAAACCAAATAAACACATAAAATAATATAATATGACTGCACAAGAAGCACTTTACAAAATCAGAGTGATGTTAGGAGTAGAGGATACGAAGGACGAAGTAACCCTTGAAACTGAAACAGATACTACTGAGATTGCACTTGCGGAAGCAACGTTAGTTGATGGTACAGTGGTATACACCGATGGTGAGTTGGAAGTAGGTAAGAGATTACTTATCAGAACTGAAGAAGGGGTCGAAAGTCCTTACGCACCATCAGGAATCCATGAAACCACAGACGGATTACTTATCGGAGTCGGAGACAACGGTGAGATAATGGAAATCTCAGAAGTCGCTGAGGAAGAAGTAGAAGAAGAAGTTATTGTCGAAGAAAAAGAACAGTTCGGTGATGACTTCATTAAACAAATCGTCGGAGCACTTTCTCCAAAGTTCGATGACATTCAAGCCCAAATAGATACTATGAAGGGTGAATTTAGCGAGTTTAAAGATGAACCCGCTACGGATAAAATTAGAAACAATATCAATGCTTTAAACAAAGCTGAACATAGTGTTGCTGATGCTAGAATGAAAACCATTTTAGAACTCCGTAAACAATCTTACAATAAATTAAAATAAAAAAACAATAATTATGGCTACAGGATTTGATGTAACAGCTATTGCGGGGTATATAGACCAGGAATCATTTGGTTTGATTTCAAAGTCTATCTTAGAAACTAATTTAGCATCTTTTATGAACGTCCGTGTTGGACTTCAGGGAAACTCAGTTGATATTCCCCTCTTAGACACTGATTTTGATGTACAAAACGGTGCAGATTGTGGTTGGAATGCTAGTGGTGATACCACTATCTCAGTCGTTCCAATGACACTAAAAAATAATAAAGTAAACGTAGTTCAATGTGTTCAAACATTGAGAGACACTTTCTTCTCACAACAGTTAGCAGCAGGTGCTTACAACGGTGGTACTTCTATTCCTTTTGAGGAGTCGTTGGCTGAACACTTCGTAGGTAAGTTGCATAACTACAATGAGAACTTCATCATCAATGGTGACGGTGCTTACTCAGGTTTAACTGACATCTTGACAGTTGCTAACGGTGTTGTTAGTGGAGCAACAGCTTCTCAGTGGACAGCTTCAAACGCTGTTGCAAACGCACAGGCGTTGTACGCAGCTCTACCCGATAAGTCTTATACAATGGACGATTTGGTGTTAATCATGTCACCTCAAAACTACAGAGCGTTAGTCTTAGGTATCACTCAAGGTAACTACTTCCATATTGAACCAGGTGCTACGAATGTATTCGTACCAGGTACACAGGTTAGAGCAGTTGCTTCAAGTGGACTTGTAGGTTCTAACGTTAAGTTTATGGGACCAACATCAGCACTCTTCATGGGTACTGACTTAACTTCAGACTTCGAACAGTTCAGATTGTGGTATTCTCAGGATAACGACGAGATGAGAGGTTTGATGAGATGGAGATTAGGTGTTGCGGTTAGCGAACCATCACTCTTCGTTGCAGAATTATAATAACAATAAACTACTTAAATAAATAATAATATGGCATGTCTATTAAATACAGGGGCAACCCTCGACTGTAGGAGTTCGTTAGGTGGAATTAAGTCCGTCTACATTGGTTCTACAACAGGTGAAGACATATCTATTACAGCATCCACAGGTGTTGCAACAGCTCTAACCGCACAGGGAGGAACTATTGATATCACATCTGTAGCTGATTTAACAAGTAGTGGAATGTTTGAGTTCCAACAACCACGTCAAACTGCATCTCTTTCTGAGACTGGTGCGTTTAGTGAGGAAAACGGAACAGCATTCTATACTCAAGTTGGAAGTTTAGTTGTTAATACATTAGAGGGTGAGAAGTTAAACACTCTTAATATATTAGGACAAAACACAAGACTTGTTGTTATTTTCAAGGATGGTAACGATAGATATTGGATTCTTGGTAACGACACAGGTGCAATTGTCACAGCTTCTACAGCAGAAAGTGGTACCGCATTTGGTGACCGTTCAGGAATAACAATTGAGGTTACGGGGATTTCTCCACAACCCATGTTTGAATTGGCTATTAGCTAATTTAAATTCCTATATATATACGGAACGGGGGGACGTAGTTGTCCCCCTTTTCAAGATATGGTAATTGACTTAGCAGATGATAGCAAGAGCATCTTTTTTAAGATGGACTCAAAATGGTTACAACCTACTGCACAATACAAATTAAACCTAAAGAGTAAGTATAATAATCGTTGGTTATTTCATGCTTATGAAGATATTACTGGTTCTCAAACACAGAGTGGTACACATTGGAAATATAGAGGACCGTATTCATCGTGGGGTAGGTCTATTGGATGGTCGTCATTAGCAATGTCACCTTATGGTATAGATTTAACTCCTGTGTCTTCAGGTGATACATGGGTATCGTTTAGTTGGGATGCAAATTGTATACAAGCACCGTTCTGTTATAACCTAAGTGAAATCATAGATACAACCAAAGATATTGATGGTTACTATATTGCACAATTAGAAGTAACACAATGGCCTGTTTCAAGTATTAACAAGGGGAATGACGTGTATTATAACAGTTTAACTGCACCTATTTTAGAAGTGTTATGTAAAGTAGAAGCTGATTGGAGTAAACTAGATACACAATACAAACCAGCAACTGAAGGTAATACTAGTGAACCAAATGTTTACATAGATAAAGAGAATCAAGAAGAATATACATACTATAGACAATGAAAAATATAGAAATAGTTAATTTACAGGCATTAGATTTACCTGTATTTGCAGAAGTAAGAGGTAAGGATTGGGTCAGCTATGGA